TTACCCGTGATGATATGGCTGATGATCGTAAAGCTGATGCTGTTCTTGATTTCCTTATGGATGAAATGGGGGACGAAGAAATGGATGCAACTGAGGCTATGGATCGTATTGATGATTCAAATAAGGACCAGAAGGGCGATATGCCAGCTGATTCAGGATCGGATGATACCGAAGAGGCGAAGGACACTAAGAAGTGTTCTAAGTGCGGTTGCGATTGCCAAGGCAGCATGGGTGCTGAAGAGGGTAGTTGCAAAGAAGGCGAAGAAGAAGATGGTGGCGAAGATAAATATGCAGATAAGAAGGAGCGCATGAAACCTGTAAAAGAATCTAAAGATCCTAAAGAAGAATTGAAATACTTGAGAGCTAAGGACAACATTCGCAACTTGTGTGAGCAAGCTGGAATTAAGTTTGAAGATTCTCTTGTAGAAGACCTTTCGAGTCTTTCGGCTTCTTCTCTGGAGCGTCAGATCAAGCGAATTGCTGCTTCTGAAAAAGCTGCAAAGCCCAAATGCCCACCAATCAATGCCCCACTTCAAGAGAGTAAGGGTAGTGGTATTCCTGAAGGTGATTCTTTGTTCCGTTGGTTGCAAAACTAAAAAGGGGGTACGACGATGAGTACGACTTTTGGCGGTGGCAAACTCTATAAACCAGCAAGCGATACGGTGATGAGCCTCGCTAGCGCAGCGTCAACTGCCATCAGTGTGGGAGATCTGCTGTTTTGGGACACAACTAACAAGGTTCTTAAACCTTTTGATGCGTATGTAGCAACTGGGACGGTTAATACCGATCAAGCTGCAATTCGTGCAGTTTTCGCTGGCGTTGCCCTTCAAGGCAAGCTGGCAACTGATGCCAGTGCGGGCTATCCAGCCTTTAATGGTGAATCAATCACCTTCACCCCTGATGCCCTGTATGAGGCCACTTGTGCAGCAGCAACTTTTGAGCCCGGTGATCTGGTTGCAGCTTCGGTTGCAGCAACTGCTGGTGCTGGAAATGTTGCAGCGCAAACACTCGTAAAGACCACCGATTCTGGTGAGGCACTTGGTTATGTAGTTGAGCGTTATGCATCGAATACCACATCGGTGCGAGTGCGGTTGATTGGGCGATGGTCGCCTTACAACTTCGCTGATTACAACACCATCACCTCAGCCTGATCCACAACACAATAAGAAAGGTACTGATCCATGAACACGATGAAACTTAGAAATCTGTACGAGTCCCGAACCAAAGAAACCAATGGTCGATGGCGTTTCCTAACAGAAATGCGCCAAGGCCTTGGTCTTTGCGACAAAGAAGGGAACGACAACAAGGACTTTGCTGGCAACCGCATCTTGAAGGACCGTAGCGTCCGTCCAGAGCAGTTCAGCCTGCAAGAGCTTGCTGAATCCATTGTTGGGCCAAGCTGGAGGCAGATCTTCAATCCTGAATCCGGCACAATGAATCAGTACACCGTAGCTCGCTCGCTGGTGGAAACTGGTTTCCCCAATGAGCAACGGGCACTGGTTGAGGCCACTGGTTTTGGTCTTGATCCTTCAGCTTTTCTGAACATCAATACTTTCACCTCCATCGTTGGTGGACTGGTTGAAGTAAAGATTTTGGAAGCATTCCAGAACCCTGCTCTGATTGCTGATCGCCTGATGCCTGTTGAGTCCACAAAACTCAATGGTCAGAAGATTATCGGTCTTCAGAACATCGGTGATCGTGGGCGTAAGCGGGCTCCCGGTGAAACTCATCCTCGGGCCCAATTCGGGGAGCGTTGGATCGAGACTCCAGAAACCCGTGAAAATGCCTTGGCACTTGATGTTCTCAAGGAAACGGTTTTCTTTGATCTGACTGGTGCAATTCTCCAGCAGGCATCTAGTATCGGCACTGAGTTGGCATACCGTAAGGAACTTGAAGTAATTGATACCTTCCTTGGTATCAACAACTCATTCAAGTACAACGGTACTGCTTACAATACTTTCCAGACGAGCCGAACACTTGGCTATCTGAATGCCCATACGAACCAGCTGGTAGATTGGACTTCGCTCCAGTCTGCTTATCTGCTGTTCACTCGCCAAGAAGATCCTCATACGGCAAAGCGTTTGCTCATTACGCCGGATACCATTTTGGTTAATCCAGCGAGAATGGCAACCGTCAATCTGATCATTGGGGCATCCTCCACTGATCGCCGTACCACTCCGGGTTCAACTCAGGCTACTGCTTCTGAATTGAACATTGCCAGCACTCCGGGCAATCCTTACAGTGGCCAGTTCAATGTTGTGACTAGCCCGCTTGTTGAGCAGCGATGCTTGGCAGCTGATGGTCTGAACCTGAATCAGGCTAACACTGATGGCTTGTGGTTCATGATGCAAGCTGGTAAACCATACCGCTATATGCAGAACTTCCCGCTGACTGTAACCCAAGCAAGCCCAAGCCAGTACGAAATGCTGGATCGGGGCATCGTAGCATCCTACTTCGCTGAAGAGCGAGGTATCCCAAGCGTCTGGAGTCCTTGGCACATCGTCAAGAACAACAACGCTTAATAACTGAGGCATACAGATGAAACCCACCACATCTGATAAGCCTGTTGTTGCTACGCCAATGATGAAGGCATGGGAAGTTGCTTATGGCGATTTACCCCGTGCCTTCATCAAGGCTTATGGCAGAGAACAGGCCAAGAACGAATATCGAATTCGTTACCATCTGCATGAAAGTAGACAACCAATCGCATTGGAGATGAAAGATGTCAGCGGAAACTGATCTAGATCAGGCAATCGCAAACATCTCTTCAGCGATCAAGGAAATAACTGCTAGTCCCAAGCCCAATTACACGGTCGATGGTCAGACTGTGGCTTGGGGGGACTATCTTGATACATTGACAACCAAACTGGCATCATTGATAAAGACCAAGCAGCTTATTGGTGGTCCTTATCAGCGAATGACAAGGATGAAATCACGATGAAATACGCAGTTGTCAATGCCTCTGCATCTGGATCGAACACGATTGTTGCAGCAGTTGCGAATAAGCGAATCCGTGTCCTCTCCTATGTGATTATTGCTGCTGGTGCAGTTACAGTTACTTGGCAATCAGCTTCGACTGCAATTAGCGGTGCAATGGCATTGGCAGCAAATGGTGGTGCTGCTCCTTCTGCTGGACAAGCAGTTCCAGCTGGTCTAATTGGCCAGTTTGAAACGAACCTTGGCGAAGCATTGACGATCAATCTTAGCGCAGCCGTATCGGTCGCAGGCCATATTACATACACCGTCACAGACTAATGGTGAACCTTGAAATATGCCAAGATCGAAGCTACAAGTTCTGGGACGAATCTATTAGTTGCAGCTGTAGCTAATAAGAGAATTCTTGTTATCCAATATACAGTTACGGCATCAACCCATCTTGATGTCTATTTCTCTTCAAATTCAACGGCAATTACTGGGACACTTCACCTTGGCAGTCATGGGACAATGATGGCAGCATATGGAGCAATGACTCCAGCAGGTCTTGTTGGACTGTTCAGCACAGAATTAAACCAAGCATTGAATATTCATTTAAGCGGTTCTGGCAATGCTGGTGGTCATTTAACCTACATGGTAACGGACTAATAAAATGGCAAATCTCAGAACAGTATTGACAATTCAATACACTGATGAGTTGCCACCAGAAGAACCAATTCTTCCAGCCATTCTAGTTAAAGAAGAGAAAACTAAGACTACTGGCATACTTTCAAAAGTAGGCGATTTTTTTACAAATCTATTTGGTAGATTTACCGGGAAAAAGCCTAAAGATAAAGAAGTGGTTCAAGATGAACCAACGATGGTTGAATTTGAACCTCCAGAGGTTGATAGAAAAGCTAGAAAGAAATATTTGCTTCAGTTTGCATCACAAATTGTTGAGAAACATAAGCAAAATATTAATGTTAAACATCCTCCAGCATCATTGCCGGGTGAATATCCAGCGAGACGATCTGGGAAACTGCAAAGAAGCGTTTACTACAAACCTCGTACTGCTGAATCGCTTGAGGATAACAGCAGGATAAAAATTGGATATAAGAGTCAGGGAAAACCTGATCCTGCATTTTATTCTAAAATATTGGCTGGAAGAGGAAGACTTGGATTGGCCGATACGGCAGATAATATGCCAAAACCAAGTAAATTTGGTCAAATAGAAATACGCTATCCGGGGGATAGATCGTAATGTTAAACATAGCTGACGATTATGTAATATTCGACAACAAGGAAACAATTACTTTCCAGAATCAGGGCGATAGTGTAATCACAATTACAG